TTGTTTACAATAGTGGCGAGTACATTATTAAAGCATTCCAAGTAACGGATGAAAGAAAAAAAGAAATAGTTATTATGACTACTTTAGGAAGATTAATTGACCCTACTATTTTCTTAATTACCGAGTTCTACGAATTCTTAATGACTGAAGATAACAAGTTTATAACTGTATAATGAAAATTAGAGGTACATCTAAAGTATTAAATCGTTTAAAAAGAGTTTCTTCTCAAGCTACTTTACAAACTAAATCAGCAGTGGTAAGGAATACTGACCAAATATACGCTCAAGCATTAGCTAATGTTCCTGTTTTAGATGGCTATTTAAGAGGTTCAGGCAATACAAGTTATTCGGATAATCAATTAACTGGAACTGTTGCCTTTGGTGGTAACGCTGCTCCTTACGCTCCTTATGTTGAATTTGGTACAGGTAAAAATAAAGTTATACCATTAGGCTTTGAAGATTACGCTATGCAGTTTTATGTAAACGGAGAAGGCACTATGCAACCACAACCATATTTGATTCCAGCTTATTTAAAATACAAGAAAGTATTTTTAAACGATTTGAGAAAAATAGCTAAAAATATTAGTAAATAAATCGTAAATTTGTGGAATGAAAGATGTCGGAGAACTTATTAGACAAAAACTTTACGAAAGGTTAAGCGGTGCAATCGTTATAGACTTACAAGAAGTTCCAGTATTTGATTCGGCATCAGTATTAGCAGCAGCGACTGAACCATATATTTTACTTTCTACTTTTAATTCAACGGAATTAAGCGAAGGTAGTAAGCAATCATACGGTCAAGAGGTTAGTGTTTTAATTGAGGTGGGAACAAGGTTTGACAACTCTTTTGGTGGTAAATTACTATCGGATAGAATATCAAACGAAGTAATGGAGTTAGTTAGAACAAGGCAAGATGGGTATTTAGATTTATTACCTGATTGGTATGTAATTAGAACGCTAATGGAGAGTACAAATACACTTGAACAATTGGTAGATACAGGGGTTTTAGTGAGAAGATTAATAAGATTTACATTTAAAATACAACAAGGAATATGAGCGTATTAAACGGTTCGGATATATTAATTTACGATGCAGATACGAATTTTCCGTTAATGTGTCAAACAAATGTAACTATTACAATGAATGATGCTATGATAGATGCTACTTGTAAGCAAGATGGCGGTTATTCAGTTTCATTACCAGGCTTGAGAGATTTCTCCTTTACGGCTGATGCTTTAGTAAACTTTGATGAAGGAGTAGCTGATTTAGGTATAACTACTTTATTTGCTGCTTACGATGCTAAAACACCTATCAATATTGGAATAGTAAATTCTGTAATACCTTTAGGCTATTATATTGGATTGGCTTATGTTGCAAGTATAGAAATTAACGCTCCTATGGAAGATGTGGTAACTTATACCGTATCATTTACAGGAACATTTGAAATAACAGATTAATTAACAATTAAAAAATAATAATATGGCAATTTACAACGGAACGGCTCAATTACTTAAATTAGGTACTTCGGGTTCAGAACAAACTTTGGTACAATTAACAAATTGTACGATGTCAGCAAATGCAGATTTATTTGATACTACTTCTAAAGAAAGTGGTGGATGGAAATCAGTAATGCCAGGTCTTAGAGATGTAACTTACTCAGGAGAAGGATTAGCTGATTTTACAGATGGTTCATCGCCTTCTAAATATGACCTTACTGAAATTTTTAATGCTTATAACAATAGAACATTATTATCTGTTAAGTTTACAAATAGCATTAGTACATTTTCTCAAAGTGGTTACATTTCTTCTTTTGAAGTATCTGGTCCAATGGAAGATGTTGCTACTTATACTATTGAAATAACAGGAACAGGCGCATTAACATTTGCATAATTAAAACAAACAAACTATGAACGGACTTATTGAAATTACAATGGGTGGCGAGGTTAGGACTTTAAAGTTCGGTAACTACGCTTTAATGAGTTATAATGTTCTTACGGCAACTGATGCTGGAGAAACTAAACAGTTGGATATTGACTATCAAATGATTGATTTTGTTAGAGATGTTACCTACTGTGGGTTAAAGAATTATTATAAAATAAGTAAAAGAACATTTGATGTTACTTTAGACGATGTTACTAATTGGATTGATGATATGGATTTATCAAACATTCAAATAGTTATTGATGCTTGGACAAAATCTTTAGAAAGTAGCCAATACATCCAAAACGGATTTAAGGCAATGTCAAGTGGCGAAGAAGGTATAAAAAAAAAGTAACTTGGGATGATATAATCGACTTTGCTATTGGCGAAGTTGGTTTAATGCCTGATGAGTTCGAGGATATGACTTGGGGAAATTATCAAAGGTTACTATTTAATTTCTTTAAAAAAGAGGCAAATCAGTGGGAACACACAAGGTCAACTTTATGCTATATTAACAATGTTAATGTATCTAAAAAGAGCCAAATGAAAAAGCCTAAAGAAATAATGCCACTATGGACAGATAAGTTTGCTATAATGAATAGAGTGCCAAAAAAGTTAACATCAAATGAAGAAAAACAACAAATCTTAAAGAAGTTAAAAGATGGCAAACGAGAAATTAATAGTTGAGTTATCAGCACAAATACAAGGTCTTAAACAAGGTTTAGATAGCGCATCTAAAGAAATATCTAAATTTAATACCAATACTAATAACGCTGCTAAAAATACTGAAAAAGACTTTGATGCAATAGGTTCTACTGCTTCTAAAGTTGGTGGTATTGTTGCTGGTGCTTTTGCAGTTGGTTCTATCGTTAATTTTGGTAGAGGTGTTATAGCTGCAACATCAGAATTTCAAAAATTTGAAGCGGTTTTATCAAATACTTTGGGTAGCAGTTCTGCTGCTCAATTAGCATTATCACAAATACAAGAGTTTGCTGCTACTACTCCATTTCAAATAAATGAATTAACAGGAGCGTTTGTTAAATTAGCAAATCAAGGCTTTACTCCTAATATTACACAAATGCGATTATTAGGCGATTTAGCGAGTTCTACTGGCAAATCCTTTGACCAATTAGCTGAAGCAATTTTAGATGCGCAGACAGGCGAATTTGAGCGTTTAAAGGAATTTGGAGTAAGAGCAGCAGTTGCTGGAGACCAAGTTACATTTACATTCAAGGGAATTAAAACACAAGTAGATAATACTTCTGAAGCTATCAGAGGTTATGTTTTATCTTTGGGTGCTGCCGAAGGTGTTTCGGGTTCAATGGAAAAAATATCTGGTACTTTAGGTGGTCGAATTTCCAATGTACAAGATTCGTTTACGCAATTACAAACTACAATCGGACAAATAAACGGAGGTGTATTATTTACATTTGTTGGTTTATTACAAAAGGCATTAAGTTATTTTAATGAGATTATAAATTTAGACCTTAAGAAAGAACAGTTTGCAATGGAAGGTCTTAATATGACCGAACAAAGAGCCGTTATTGCTAATTATAATGCAGAATTATCCAAGATAGGTAGTATTAATAATGTTGATAAATTAAATAATCAATTAAAATATATCCAAACGAATTTGGAGTTTTATCAACAAGCAATGTTGAATGAAACAGATGAACACAATAGAGAGGTTGCTTTTTCTTATTTTAATGCTTATAAAGATATTCGTAATGCTGCTAATACTCAAATGGCAGGTTTGCAAAAAGATTTAGCTGCTAAAAATGCAGCGATTGCAGCAGAAGCCAAAAAAACCAAACGAATAATTGAAAAACCTATTGATTTTATAGCGCCTACAAAAGGTATAGGTCAAATTCCAAATACAGCAGTAAATTTAGGAGGTTTAAAAGACCCTAATTTTAAAATAAGAGATGAAGATTTAGCAAAACAAGCACAACTAAATGCTTTATTAGAGCAACAAAATACTATATTAGGGTACTCAACTTTATTAATGGGTACTTTACAAAGTGGATTTGAGCAAATGTTTACCACAATGATTGATGGCGGACAGAATGCGTTTCAAGGTATATTAGACGGATTAAAAAGATTGATGATAAAAATTGCAGCAGCTATTGTAGCAGCAACAATATTGTTTTTTTTAACAGGTGGTGCAAGTGCTGGTGGTGGTGCGAATGCTTTACAAAAAATAGGAGAAATTGCTAAAAATATGGGTGGATTAGGATTTAATCCATTTGCAATATCAAGTAAACCAAAAAGCGCTATGATAGCTATGCCTTCTAATTCAATAGGTCAAGGTGGTTACCAAATAGATATAATGGGAGATAAAATGAGATTATTATTAAATAACGAAGCAATTAAAAATTCGAGGGTAGTATAATGTTTTATAATCACATTTATAATTTACAATTTAAAGGTTTAGACCAGGTAGGTACTAATTTATATTATTTAGTCAAGTTTGAAAAACAAGAAGCTACGGTAAGAACTCCTGATGTAATTGATTTAATTCCAGCGCAGGATAGCGCATTTGTTTTAAATTATAAAGCCAATAAAGATAATATCTTTGCTCCTATTAGGGCTTCTTATGCAGATATTAAATGTTTCATTCCTTATAATTCTACTGTTCAGCCTTCTGATTTTTTCTTTGATAGTGATGAATATACTTGGAAAATTAGCCTTTACGAAACTAACGGAGTAACTGAAACTTTAAAATGGAGAGGATTTCTTTTGCCTGATGTAATTCAATATGAATGGCAAGAACAATACTATCTTCAGCTTACGGCTACGGATAATATTGCAGTCTTAAAGGATATTAAATACACAAGAGAAGATTATTACGCTTTATATAATGACACAAGTGTTGATACTTGTATAGATGTTAATGACTTTGTTTGTAGGTTATTAAAAAAGACTGGAAGCGAATTAGATGTGGCTTTTTATAGTCAATTTAAAATAGATAGTACTCTTGTTAATCTTGCAAACTTAAAGCTATCGGAATATTCTTCAGTTGATTGGTCTACTTTTGAGCCAAAGGATTGTTATTTTCTTTTAGGTACATTAATGGAATCTTTAGGTTGTGTAGTTTATCAATCAAATAAAGATGCTACCTGGTATGTGGTTGCTATTAACGATTTAGCGGTAAATGATTTAGTTACTGATGGTACATTTAGTATAGATGGTTCTCCACTTTATGAATATTGGTCAATTAATGGTACTGTTATTAATAGTGCAACAGGAGGAATAAACGGAAGCCAATGTCCAAAAATATTTGGAAATAATGTTTCATCAGTTTATCAATCAATACCTTTTTTAGAAGCATTATATGTAGTTTCTTTTTGGGCAAAAAATGATGGAAATACTCCAAAAGCAGTTGCAAGGGTTTATATTGATGGAGATGTTTTTAGTGTAACTACTACAAATGACTGGACTTATTATGAGTTTGAATATAATGCACCAGGTGGAGATTTAGAAATTTATTTTTTAAATAATAATCCCGATGAAATAGGTTATATGTTTTTAGATAATGTATCTATTAAACAAAAGTTTCAAAATGGTTTAAAATACGATATTGATGGAACTTATTTAAGTGAATATACTTTTGATTTTTATTCTTCTATTGGAAATGCAGGTAATGTTAAATGGTCTGATGTAAATCAAGTAGTAACTTTAAACAAACGATTAACAAATGTTCAATTTAACTATCCATATTACGAAAGAAATTTAATTAATAACTATGGTTTCTTTAAGGATTACGCAACAACAACCACAGTTCCTACTGACTGGCAGCTTGAAAGTCCTTTTGATTTTGCAAATGCAACAGGCGAAGATAGACCGTTTGATAATAGAATTTTATCAATAGTAGAAAATGAAGATATTACAGGTGGTTTAAATACGGATATTTATTTATATAATACTTTTAGGCTTACAAATAATATTTCTCCTTTTGGTTTCTATAATTTCTTTGCTATTAAAGTAGAATGTACGGTTTATTTTGATGATTCGCACACAGATGGGGATGGTATTAATATAGCATTTGCTAAATCTAAAGATGGTGCACCAAGTAGTTTCCCTACGAGATATTTAGACTCAACAGGTACTTATTATAGCGTTACAACTTCTTCTTTATGGAATGCAGTATTTAGGATGCCTATCTTTATGAGTGATAAAAATAGGTGGATGAAATATAAATGCTTATCTAAATTTGACCAAAATAGCTTAAGTGATGGTACTACTTTATATGAGTATGGTACTTTAGTTTTAAGACCACAAAGAAGTTTTGATACGGCTAATGTTCATCAAACCTATTTTGATGATATTAAAGTAAGTATTATTCCACAAGGATATAAAAACACTAAAGGCTTTATTTATAACGCTACAAATATTCCTAATGATTCTACTTTAGTTAAGCCATTTTCAAATACTTATAAAATAGATAAAGGTCAATATCATGG